TACAGAAGAATTTTTTACAGAAGGTAATAGAGCTAGAACAAGATTAAATGTAGACTTTAATTCTGTGCCAAGGGCTATTCATTATGAATTGAAGTATCAAGTAGATGATGGCAACTTTCAAACATTAAGATCACAAACGCCCGAATTTCAAATACTGGATTCATTAGAAGGTACTTATAATTTTGAATTAGTTAGTGTTAACTCAGGTCTTGAAGCTTCAGCAAACCCAACAACTTTTACACATATCGCTGTTGGTAAAAGTGCTCTTCCTGGTGATGTTACTGGTCTTACAGGAGAACCTATAAGCGATAAATTAGTAAGATTACGTTGGAATTTATCTACCGATTTAGACGTTACTCACGGTGGTCGTGTTTATGTAAGACATTCTACAAAAACCGATGGAACAGCAACATTTTCAGATGCTACAGATTTAATTGAAGCTCTTGCAGGAAATACTACAACTGCTGAAGTTCCATATTTAGAAGGTGAATATATTTTAAAATTTCAAGATGATGGCGGTAGATTTAGTGCAGGAGAAGCAAGTGTAATTTTAGATTTACCAGATAATCTTGCATCTTTAGTTGCTTTATCAAGACGAGAAGATTTAGATGCTCCAAAATTTCAAGGTATAAAAACTAACGTAGCTTTTGATGCTACAACAAATTCTTTAAACTTATCGGGTATTGGAGAGTTTGATAGTATTAGTAATTTTGATACTGTTGGTTCGTTAGATGATATTGGAGGTATCGCTCCATTAGGTACATATGAATTTGGGGGAGCACCTGGAACAGCATTCTTAGATTTAGGAAGTGTATTTAGTATTGATCTAAAACGTCATTTTCTTACTGAAGCATTCTTCCCTTCAGATTTATTTGACTCTGTTTCAGATGTAGATGCAAGAGTAGATTTTGATGGAGTAACAGCAACAAAGGTGAACGCTGAAATGCTAGTTGCGGTAACTCAAGATGACCCTACTTCTGGATCACCTACATATAGACCTTTTCAAACTTTTGCGAATGGAACGTATAAAGGAAGAGGGTTTAAATTTAAAGTAAATCTTACAAGTGAAGATCCTGACCAAGACATAAGAGTATTTCAGTTAGGTTATACAGCATCATTCCAAAGAAGAACTGAACAGAGTACTTCAACTGAAAGAAGTGTTGATTCAAATAATAATCCTGCTGCAAAAACGATTACGTTCCAACATCCTTTCTTTACTGGAACTTCTGCTATAGGCGGAGTAAATTCAAATTTACCTTCAATCGGAATAACTGCACAAAATATGGCTAGTGGTGATTATTTTGAACTATCTAATATTAGCGGTACAGGATTTACTGTTCACTTTAAAAATTCATCAAATGCTTCGATTGATAGAAATTTCACTTATCAGGCTGTCGGATTTGGTAAGGGATGATAAAATAAAATAAAATATTACCAAAATGGCAAGAGTCAATAGTACAACTAAAGAAACGGGTAATAATTTTAATGTAGCCAATGGAACGGGTGCTGCGGTTCGTGCAGGAATAAATGATATTTTTTCAGCTTTAAGAACAATAAACTCTGCAAGTGGAGATCCTTCTGGAGATGGAAATGTAGTTCAATTCCAACCTCATATAGATTCATCTACTAATTTATTAAAAATCTGTACTGCGGTATCTTCTGGAACAGGTACGTTTACAACTATTGGAAATATTACACAAGCTAATTTAGGTTTAGTTAATGCAGCAACACCTACCATGACAGGTGATGTAGCGATGAACTCCACTGGATTTTTAAAAGTTCCTGTTGGTACTGATGCACAACAACCTGGACAATCTGGAGCACCAACAGCAGCAATAGGACAATTTAGATATAACTCAGATCAAAATAGATTTGAAGGATATAAAAATACAGGTTGGGGAGAACTTGGTGGAGGTGCTGGAGCTACTGGAGGAGGCACAGATCAGGTGTTCTTAGAGACAGGTCAAACTATTACAACTTCTTATTCTTTAACGGCTGGTAAAAATGCCATTACAGTATCGCCTACAATAAATAATAATGTCGAAGTAACTGTGCCAACTGACGCAACTCTTGTTATTCTTTAATTATGAGCTTAGAACTATCAGGAACAACACCAGCAGTTAAAGGAGTAGCTGGATCTGTATCTGCACCAGCTATAACTGGTGATGATGCCAATACAGGAATAAGTTTTCCTGCTGCTGACACTATCAAGTTTTCGGCTGGTGGAGTAGAAAAATTTGCAATTACGGCAAGTGGTTTAAGTGGTGACGGATCAGGGTTAACAAATGTTTCTGCTGGTAAAATTGTTCAATATAAAGTTGCTCAAAAAAATGATACAACTTCTGCTTCATCAGCAAGTATGGTTGAGATTAGTAGCGATTTAAGAGTAACAATTACACCTACATCTGCCTCAAATTTAATCGTAATACAAGCACAACTTACTGCTAACGGTTATGGAAATTATGGTTGTGCGGCAATGATGAAGAAAAATACTGCAAGTGATTTTTCTGGGACTACATCAAATGTTTATGAACCTTCAGTATTTACCAGTGCAACTCACGCTAATGCTATTATGTTTGGTTACATTAATGGTTATATGCAATCTACACTTGTACAAGTATATGAAACGGCTGGAAATACAACAGCTAGAACTTATAGCCCTTTTTATGTAGGTAGCTCAACAAATGTAGTGTATTTAAATCAATACGGTACTGGTTATAGAGGAACTTCAACTATGATTGTTATGGAGGTAGACCCAACATGACCTTAGACCACGAAGCTATTTACAAAGCATATACTGGAACAGTTGTTAAAATTGATGATAGTCATGGTGCTTTTGATAAAGACGGAAAACCTGTAACTTTAGAGCAAAGTAAAATAGATGCTGCACGAACCACATTAAACGCTGAAGCTGCTGCGGTTAAATACAAAACCGATAGAACAACTGATGGTTCTACAATTTATGCTTCTTTTGGAGACCAGCTTGATATGTTGTATAAGGATATTGTTGCAGGTAAACTAGATACAACTGGAACGTGGGCTACCCACATTAAAGCCGTTAAAGACGCTAACCCAAAACCTAGTTAATCATGAGCAAAATATCACTCAAACACTCAGGCGGTAATGTTGTTTCACTCAACTCTCCAACCAACGCTCCAGGGGCAGCAGACGTAGCATTTAAACTACCAAATGCGGATGGATCGGCTGGTCAGTTTATGAAAACTGATGGTTCTGGTAATTTAAGTTTTGCAGCAGCAGGCGGTGGAGGAAAAGTTGTTCAAATGGTATTTAAACATAGTGCCACTGAAGTATCTACTAACAGTAGTTCAAGTTTTACTGTTGCCACAGATTTAAGTTTAGCAATCACACCTACTTCGGGAAGTAATCGTATACTTGGAATGTTTACTATATATTTAATGGGTTATTCTAATGGTAACAATGAAACAAATAGTGAAATTATGGTTACAGATGATGACCAATCAACATATTTAATAACACAAAGAATGAGAGCATACAATTATGCTGGTAGCGGTATTATGCAAAGTGCTGTAATGGGAGGTAATCATGTTAAACTTGCTGGCAACACAAATGCTAGAACATATAAAGTAGGTATTAAAAATGTAGTAGGAAGTGGTAATGCTTGGAATACTATTTTAAATCCAGGCAGTAATACCCTCTCAAATAGACACTCTTCAGTAGTCCTTATGGAGATAGAACCATAATGAGTTTAGACCACGAAGCTATTTATAAAGCATATGCTGGAACAGTTGTTTCTATAGATAGTGCTTTAGGTTCTTTGGGTGCATTTGATAAAGATGGCAAATCTGTAACTCTTGACCAGACTAAAATAGATGCTGCAAGGGTAACCCTTGATGCTGAAGCTGCTGCAACAGCTTATAAATTTGTAAGACAACCTCTTTATCCATCTTTAGGGGACTTTGCTGATGCTATGTATTGGAATAGTAAGGGAGATTCGACTAAACTAGAAGCGTATTATGCAGCTTGTGAAAAAGTAAAAACTGACAATCCAAAACCTAGTTAAATGAGCACATTAAAGGTCACTAACGTAAAACATGAAACAAGTGGATTAAATACCCTTGTATTTGATAATGGTGGAACGTCTGGTGGTAACGGAAGAGTTACTACGAAAGGAACTATCGGAGAAGTTATTACTGTTACTTATGCTTCGACAATAACGTTAGATTTTAAAACAGGAAATAATTTTACAACCACTCTTACTGGAAACACTACTTTTGCTAACCCTACTACTTTAGTTGCTGGTCAATCAGGTGTTATTTTTATTATTCAAGACGGCACAGGAGGTAGAACCGCAGCTTTTGACCCTTATTGGGATTTCAGTGATGGCACAGCACCTACATTGTCTACAGGAGCAAATGCAGTTGACATAATTGCTTGGATCGCTCGATCATCAACAAAAATTTCTGCACAGTTTGTTGGAAACTTTAGCTGATGACCAGTATAGGAAGTCCATCACCACTCTTCTTTGGGGGGAAGAAGGCATACGAAATAGAGCGTAGTTTAAGATTTAACGGTTCTGATGATCCTTATTTAGCAAGAACCATAACTACCACAGGTAATAGAAAGACTTTTACATTTAGTGGTTGGGTTAAACGATCAAATATAACTACAAGTGCAGTTGTTCGTATTTTTAATTGCAATATAACTACTAACCCTGGGGGTACGCCTGGTCAAGAGGTGACGCAATTAGGTTTCTATACAGATGACACAATATACTTTGCTGCCGAAGATAGTAGTGACAATGGATATGGTGCTACATCTGCAAAATATAGAGATCCATCAGCTTGGATGCACTTGTTGTATGTTGTTGATACCACTGAATCAGCAGCAGCAGATAGAATAAAACTCTTTGTTAATGGTGTACAACAAACACTTACATTTACAACTAATGTTGCGCTAAACGCAGATACACAAACAAATCTTGCTGGTGCTGTAATGACTTTAGGTGCTATTTATTTTAATGGCGTCTTATACAAGAATAGTCCATTTTATTTAGCCGAAGCAAATTTTATTGATGGACAAGCGTTAACACCTTCATCATTTACAGAAACAGATGTTAGAACAGGTCAGCTAATTCCAAAAAAATATGATGGTACTTACGGAACAAATGGATTTTATTTAAATTTTTTAGACAATTCTGGAACGACTGCAACTACATTAGGCAAAGATTCAAGTGGTAACGGCAACAACTTCACACCATATAATTTTTCTGTAGCTGCTGGTGTTGGCAATGATTCTTTAGAAGATACACCAACAAATAATTTTTGTACTTTAAACCCATTGTCTTTAAAAGGTGCTGGTGGTACGTTTTCAAATGGAAATTTAGATTTTACATCAGATGGTAATTATTCCACTAGGGCTGCTAATTTTCCTTTAAAAACTGGTAAATGGTATTGGGAATGTACACCTGTATCAACTCCAAGCAATGCTGCTCCAATGGCTTTTGGAATAGTAAGAAATACTAATTTCCCAATAGGGGGTAATAGTTACTTAGGCTACGACCCAAATGGTAATGTTGCTGGATTTGGATATTTTGATGGAGGAAATATAAAAGGTGCTGCTGGGGATGGTTCAACAAGTGGAGCTAATTTAGCTACAGGACAAACGACTTATACGCAAAATGATGTTATAGGATTAGCTAGTGATATTCCAAATGGTACTCTAGCATTTTATAAAAATGGAACTCTTGTTTACACTATTACTGGTATAAATTCACATGAATGGTTCCCAGCAATATCAGGATATGGAACAGGTAGTGTAAGTTCAAGTAATTTTGGTCAAAGACCTTTTGTTCATACTCCACCTACAGGACATCAAGCATTATGTTCAGCAAACTTACCCGAACCAGTAATAAACTTTCCTAATAAACATTTTGATACTGTTCTTTATACAGGTGATGGTAATGCTACAGGATCACAAACTAATGTTTTAGAATTTCAACCTGATTGGTTATGGAGTAAACCTAGAACCGCAGCTTATGTTCACTTGTTTTATGATTCTGTCCGTGGTGCTGGAAATTCTAAAGCATTAAATACTGGGGGAGGAAGTAATCCAGGAACGGGTGCTGAAGGTGCTGCTGCTGATAATGCAACATATGGTTTTCTGAACTCCTTTGATGCTAATGGGTTTTCATACACAAGGGGAAGTGCCACAACTACCTATTTTAATCAATCTGGTATAAATTATGCTGTATGGAACTGGAACGCTGGTGATACAGATGGCAAAACTTATACAGTAAAAGTTCACAATTTTTCTGGAAATAATAGATATATCTTTGATGATTTTCAAACTGAAGCTGTAACTCTCGATCTTGCTGAAGGCGGTACTTACATCTTTAACATGGATGATGCTTCAAATGCTTCTCACCCATTTAGTATTGGAACGGCAGCTAACGGAACTGTTTATACATCTGGAATAACTTACTTTTTAGATGGAGTGTCTAAAACTTACAGTGAATACACATCAGGGTTTGCAGCAGCTACTACAAGAAGACTACATATAACAGTGCCAGCATCCGCACCAGTGCTCTACTATTGGTGCTCGGTTCACAGTGGGATGGGAGGGCAGATCAATACAAACTCAACTCTTGGATCAAGTAATTTTGACGGTGATTTACAATCAACAGCAAAAGTTAATTCAACAGCAGGGTTCTCAATAGTTAAATGGACATCAGGTGCTAATGCTTATAAAACTGTTGGACATGGTTTAGGAGTTAAGCCTGATATCGTAATACTTAAAAGTGTGTCAATAGCTGCTGGTTGGTTTGTTTATTACGATGTTGTAGATGGAACAAATGATTATTTATCACTAAATACGTCAGGTGCATCTTTAAATGCCGAAAGTTATAGCATTGTACCTCCAACTTCAAGTGTATTTGGAACAGATGGAGCTTTTGTACTTGGTGCTACAAATGTGACCATGATTGCTTATGTGTTTAGTTCCGTAGAAGGGTATAGCAAAATTGGGTCATATAAAGGAAACGGATCAACTGATGGCCCGTTTGTTTTTACAGGTTTCAGACCCGCTTGGGTTATGATAAAAATTTCAAGCACAACAGAAAACTGGACTATTTTTGATAATAAAAGAAGCGAATTTAATCTTTCTCAATTAGGATTATATGCTAATTTAACTAGTGCTGAAGTTAATATATCAACAAATGGGATAGATATTTTATCAAATGGTTTTAAATTAAGAGGAACTGGAAGTCGAACAAATAAAAATAATGGCACATTTATTTATTTAGCATTTGCAGAATCTCCTTTCAAATATGCAAGAGCAAGGTAATATATAGTTATGGCATTTAAATTAGACGGAAAACCTTTAGCAGTTGATGTTCCATTTAAAACATCTAAGGGAACACAATATCCTGCTAATTGGTTAAGATTATCAACAGCAAAGGAAAAAGCAGCTATAGGAATCACAGAAGTAGCTGACGCTCCAACGTATGATTCACGTTTTTATAATGGCGATGGATCTGCAAAAGCACTTGATGATGTAGATGCAAAAGATCAAGAAGGTAATTTGGTAAAAGATGAAAATGGAAATCAGGTTGTTACTTTAGGTGTTAAATCAGTATTAAAAGCACAGGAAAAAGCAACTGCTGGTTCTTTGTTAGCAAAATATGACTGGTACGTTATAAGAAAATATGAAGCATCAAAAGCTATTCCTACAAAAATAAAAACTTATAGAACTGCGGTTAGAACTGCTTGTGCGACAAGAGAAACAGAGATTGATAATTGTGCAGATACAGCAGCCTTAGTTACTCTTTATGGATTTAAAGAAGATGGAACTTCCAATATGACACAATATCCAGAAGATCCTAACGGGTAGATTCTTGCATTTGTCTTGTCATTAAGCCCATAGTGACGTAAAGAGGGGATAGGGCTACAATAAGCAGTAATACAAGCACACTTGTAAAAGAAAGTGCTTTCAGTATCGCAAATTTAATCATGTTTCAAAAAATAGCTAATGTTCTTAGCATTGTTTCTTTTCTTATGGTAGCTTCCATGAGTGGTGGAACGTACTTTGCATATAAATATGTAACATCAGAGCAATTTAAAGCAAGAGTAATGAATGAAATTATGGGAAACGTTCAAACACTAATGCCTAAAGTGTTAGATAATTCTTTACCCAAAAATGTAGGCCCATCAATAAAAATTCCTGGTGGAAAGTAAACGTACTGCTAAAAGAGTAAGAACACGCTTTATTGCGTATTTAGCTTTACTTATATCTTCTATAACCTTTG